TGGAGATATCTTTACCGTCAATGCGACAAGAAGGGAGTAAACCCCACCGATGCACAAAAATCTATCAGTGCAGCACTACCCTTCGTATTTTTGCCAAGCGCATATGACATAGATACCGCAATAACTATGGGATGCGAAGACACCAGACATGTTCTTCAGAAATACCATGACGCATTCCACTTGAACACCCCCTTGCAAAAACTTATTGCAAACCCACTGTCTGGGAAGGCGTGGGCTAGATGGGCAAAATCTATGCTAACTGTGGACCCTTTACTGGGTCTCCGGTTTGCTAAATAGGGGTGTATCGAGAAGTGGCAGGGGGTCCAGTGCCGTCGCACTAGGGTCCGACACCCCCGTCTCAGATGCCACTTTAAAGATAGGGACCCCAAGATCCGCCAAATATATCGCATCGCCGGGCTGGGCGATCAATACGATTTCAGGTTGCACAACAACAGCGCGGTAAACCTTGAAAGAGGACTAGCTGAGAGGGTTTACAAAGTCAAAAATTACATGCCAAACAAAACCGACGTAGACCCGGACTATATTCCAGCCCCAGAACCACAGGATGGAATATTCCGCACAACCCTGAACCGATATAAGAAAGACATAATACGCAGAGTCGGTCGTAAATCTCCCATTAGCGAACAGAAGTTCCTTTCTTACTATAATGGTCCCAAACTGACCACTTATAGCAAGGCTGTTGATTCCCTGTCAGAAAGACCGTTGGAGAAGCGAGACTCTTATCTTAAGACTTTCATCAAAGCGGAGAAAACCAACATTACCCTTAAACCAGATCCATGCCCCAGGGTGATACAACCAAGACACCCCAGGTACAACGTGGAGCTCGGGAAATACTTAAAGCATATCGAACATCCCATATACAAAGCTATTGACAACATATGGGGGGGGAAAACGATATTCAAGGGCATGAATGTTGAAGGCATGGGAGCGGAACTGCACAAGAAAATGAAAAATTTTTACACCCATGCGCCATTGGATTCGACGCATCCAGATTTGACCAACATGTGTCCGTGCAAGCATTAAAATTTGAGCATTCCATCTACAATGCTATCCACGGCTACCCTGATACACTTAAACAGTTGCTACAATGGCAAATCAACAATCGGGGTACAGCACACACACAAGATGGGTTCTTCAAGTACCAAGTGGATGGTAAGAGAATGTCGGGTGACATGAACACTAGTTTAGGAAATTGCATACTAGCTTGTTTGATTACAAAGGCCTTTGTTGACAAACACAACATAGAAGCATACCTCATCAACAATGGAGACGACAACGTTTTAATCTGCTCGGTGGATGATGAGGAAGTAGTGGTACGTAACTTGTACGACCATTGGATGGACTATGGCTTTGAAGTTGTGGCAGAAGACCCGGTCTATATAACAGAACAAGTCGAGTTTTGCCAGATGAAACCAGTTTTCGATGGAACCCAATACATTATGGTACGGAATCCGACTGTAACAATGAGTAAGGACAGTCACAGCATCACCCCCTTCTACTCTGTGTCTTCCGCACGCAAGTGGTGTCGAGCAGTAGGAGAGGCTGGGATAAGCTTGACTGGTGGCATACCAATTAAACAGTCATACTATAATTGCATGGTCAGAAATGGCATAGACAAAGGGAACATACATAAATCAAGAGAGTTTAATAGCGGATTTTCACGGTTAGCAAACGATTCCCATAGGAAATCCAGAGATATTGAAGCAGCCACTAGATATTCATTCTACTTAGCCTTTGGGTACACCCCAGATGAACAAGTGAGTATGGAACATTATTTTGATGCTCTTACACTATCCTGGAATCCATCCAGTTTGGGAACTCCTGCAAGAGCCACTGAATGTCTGCTATTGAAACTCCTCCCTACAATCCCCCTAGTAGCACCAATCAAAGAAGTGAAAACACTCTCAACAACAGCAACCCGAAGAACGACAGAGCCGCAGCAAGGTCCGCAAGAACATCAGTTGCTGCCGGTGCCGGTCGTACAGCCATAACTCAAGCCAACCCAGACGAAACCAAGTTTGGTCTAGGAATCGTGCAAACAGCAGATAAGATTGAAAACACGTTCAACTTCAATTTCTAGCTGGCTTGTGGATCGTTGGGCAAGTGCCACTGTCCAGACAATCCCTTCGTTTGGCCTCTCGTGGTTGCTATAATTATACTCTTGTTGATATTAGCTACTAAATCCTGGACTGAACCTCCTATCATCACTCCTTCCTACCATACGGTGTATCATCACGAGAAATATCAAAACATCGAAATAGTAAAATGAATGGAGCTCAGAAACCCAGAAGACGTGCTCAGCGTAAAGCACGAAACACCACTCGTTACCGTAATAGAGGCCGATCTGTGGAACGGGCAACCGCCCCCCTACAGCATGTTACAACTATGGTCCCAACACAAATGCGATTGGGCAACGGACAAGGCTGGCAGAAGTTATCCCACGAGGAAATCATACTTCAAGTCTTTGGTGACACTAAGTCCGACACAATACAAGAAGTCGCGATCATACCAAGAATGTCACCTCTGTCCGCCAATTCCACATTTGTCGGTAACGCACAACACCTATCTCAAATGGGAACCATGTATTCAATGCACCGATGGAGAGCTATCAGCTTTGAATGGATCCCAAGTTGTCCTACAACAACACCTGGAAATGTGGTTCTGAGGTTTTACCCCTCATACAACACTACCACCCCAACTAAGATTATAAATCTAATGGACAATGAAGCCCTTATTATCAACCCGTCTGTGACCGG